TATTGGACGAACTGGCCCGGCGCTGGATTGCCCGCTTTGACGAATGGGCGCCCAAGATTGCCGACGCCTATTTGCAAGGCATGTTCAAGACCACCGACAGCGCAATGCGCCAGGCGCTCAAGGAAGCCGGGTGGACGGTTGAATTCAAGATGACGCCCGCCGTGCGCGACGCCTTCAATGCGTCACTTGAGGAAAACGTCGGCCTTATCCGGTCCATTCCTGAAAAATATTTGCAACAGGTAGAGGGTAGCGTTATGCGCTCATACAGCGCCGGGCGCGACCTTGAATCCATGGTGAAGGAATTAAAGCAACTTTACCCGGCGGCCAGTCACCGGGCGGAATTGATAGCGCGGGACCAATCGAACAAGGCGAACGCCGTCGTCAACCGGGCCAGGCAAATGGAACTTGGGATTACGGAAGCCGTTTGGATGCACAGCCACGCGGGGAAGAATCCGCGCCCTGACCATGTGGCCGCGAATGGAAAGCAGTATAACATCGCGGAAGGCTGTAAAATTTCCGGCGAATTTATCCAGCCAGGTGAAGAAATAAATTGCCGCTGCACTAGCCGGGCAATATTGCCAACATAGGGGGCAATATTGCCAACATAGGGGGCAATCATGTATCCATCAAATCAACCGGGGAACTGGAACAATAGAACCAAGGTCGACAGCGAATTAGGGTCGTTCTATTCGGGCACGCAATTCCGCACGTTCAAGGAAATTACCCTTGCCGCCGGGGCTTCGCTGAATATCAAAATGGTGCGTCCGCTGGATATCATCATTCGTGGTTTTCAAATGCACGTAAGTACCGGGGAAATGCGTTGCGAGATTTACCGCGGCGCCACGCCTGGTGGAACTTGGAATGGCACCCTTCCAGTTATTGGTAAATGCGAATTTACCGACAACCCGCTTCCGATTTATGTCCCGCAATGTTCATTGACGTCGGGCGGCACCTTTACCGGCGGCACGCTTTATGATTTGATGCACGTTAAGACGGCCGGGGCAACGGGCCAGGCGTCCACGGTTGGTGACGAAATGGAAAGCCAACTTGGAGCCCCAGCCGGTAGCACGGGCATTTATAAATTCATGAACCCCGGAAATTCTGACGCCGTCGGCATCTTTGCCATGTGGTGGGAAGAATTGCCTATAAAGTAGATTTGATGCCATAATCTGACTATGCCTATCTTGAGATTAGCTTTTGACCGAACAGCACGCCGGATTGATGCCGACGGGCGTTTGCACGTCGACCGCTCCCATATCTCAAAGGCCACGGTCAACCCGTATTACGGCAAAGAGATTCCGGGCTTTGATGCCCTGGGCCTGCAGCCTGATACGGTTTACCGCTTGCTTCGTGACCCGGTGGAATTGGAGCGCGGCGCCCCGACCTTTGCCCGCCTTCCCATTCTCTCCGAACATGTCCCCGTTACCGTGGATGCACCCCGTCCCGATTTGGTCGTCGGTGCTATCGGTTCCGAAATAACTTTTTCCGCCCCCTATCTTGACGCTGATTTGTGCGTATGGGACGCGACCGCAATTGCTGGCATTGAAACGGACAAGGTAAGGGAACTTTCTTGCGCTTATCGTTACGTGCCAGTCATGGAGCCCGGCGAATTTGAAGGCCAGGCATACGACGGCCGCATGACGGAAATTCAAGGAAATCACCTAGCGTTAGTTGAGGTCGGCCGCGCTGGGTCTGATGTAGTAGTGGCCGACCGTAACCCTTTCACTTTCAAGGAATCCGCCATGAAGATGACCAAACTGGGCAAGGCCCTTTTTGCGGCATTGTGCGCGGCCTCTCCGGTACTGGCAGCGGATTCCGCTTTGCCTGCACTGGTTGGCCCGGCAACCCGCAAGAATTTCAAGAAGGAAGACGTTAAGGCCAAATTGCTGGCCCTCGACGCCGAACTCGACCCGCAACAACTCGACAACGTAATCGACGCGCTGCTGGACGTGGAACAGGAACCCAAGGCCGTTGAAACGCCGATGGCCGCCGCCGATGAATCCCCCGCCGACAAGCTCCGCAAGTTGCTGGCCGGTAAGGTGGACGAATCGGTAATCAATGAGGCTTGCAATCTGCTGGCCGCACCGGCTCAAGACGCTGACGAAGCCGCCGAAAAAATGATTAAGGACGGCGAAAAGCCGGTCGACGTCAAAGCGGCAATGGACGGTTTGCGCAAAGACTTGCGCGAAGCCGAAGAGGCCCGCCGTGATGTTCGCGCAATCGTTGGCGACGTCATGGGCATGGATTCAGCGGCCGAAGTCTACGGCTTCGCCCTGGACCACATGAAGGTCGACCGCAAGGACGTGGAAGGCGCCCCGGCCCTTCGCGCACTCTTCAAGGTTGCCGCTTCCAAGTCTGCAACCCCGACCCCGCGCATCGCGCAAGATGCTGGCGGCCTGGATAAGCAGTTTCCGGGCGCCGCCCGTTTCCGTAACGCTTAAAAGGAGTCACCACCATGAGCGGCTTTCAAAAAACGGTCAACCTGACTCCCGCCCCCGCGGTAGCTGGTGACTTTGCATCATCCAATCCACGGGCGACCGTGCTGGCTGGCCCTGGCGGCTTTGTTGCGGGGGCGCTTGGCGTCACCGTTGGCAAATTTGCTTGGGTCGATGACGACGGCGTTACTGTCCAAAGTTTCGGCACCGCCACAAAGGCCCCGAACGGCTTTGTTCACCGCGAACAGCAAGCCTTGATTCAAACCTATTTGGCTGAATCGGGCATGAACATTCCGCACGGCTTCCCGGTCACTCTGCACAATCAGGGCGATTTTTGGGCGGTCAATAAAGGCCCGAACGCTTGCGCCGTTGGCGACGCCGTTTATGCGGACTACAGCAACGGGGACGTCTACACCGTTTCGGCACCGACCGGCGCTTCGGCAACCGGCGCAATGGGCGCAACCTTCACCGCTTCGGGCTCCGGCACGAATCTGACGGTTTCCGCGGTTACTGGCGTGCTGACCGTTGGCGAGACTTTGAGCGGCACCGGCATTCCGGCCGGTACGACCATCGTTTCGCAAACCAGCGGCACGACCGGCGGCGCGGGCGTCTATGTCACCAGTGCGGCGACCACAATCTCCGCGGCAACTGCTACCAGCTTCGGCAACACCCTGGTCGTGTCCGCTGTGGCTTCCGGTTCGCTGAAAGTTGGCGACCCTGTGAGCGGCACCGGCATTCCTTCGGGCGCCGTTATCGCTTCGCAAGTGAGCGGCACGGCTGGCGGCGTGGGCACCTACACGCTTGACCAAAGCGCCACGGCTTACGCCGCGTCGACCACTGTCACCGTTACCGCGGGCGTTGCTGCTACTGGCTGGAAAGCTCAGTCGGTTGCGGCCGTTGGTGAACTCGTCAAAATCTCTACCTGGGGTTAAACCATGAATCCAATCCTTCAAGCACTGATGGAACGCGCCGGGGTCCATTTCATGGGCCAGCCCGGCGTCGACTTCCAAGCCCCTGGCGCCTCGTTGCGCCTGGCACACGATGGCTTTGCGTGCGACGCACAGCCCGCCCTTATCACCACCAGCAACGCCGGTATTCCGGCCTTCCTGACTACCTTCATCGACCCGAAACTGATTGAAATTTTGGTTTCCCCGATGAAGGCGGCCGAAGTTGTCGGCGGCGAAGTCAAAAAGGGCGATTGGACCACTGAAACGGCAATGTTCCCGGTTGTGGAATCCACGGGCGAAACTTCGTCGTATGGTGACTACTCCGAAAACGGCGTCGCTGGCGTCAATTCCAACTTCCCGCAACGCCAAAGCTATCACTATCAAGTGATGACGCAATGGGGTGAACGGGAACTGGAACGCGCCGGGCTGGCCCGCATTGATTGGGCAAACCGCATGAACATTGCGTCGATTCTGACTCTGAACAAGTTTCAGAATAAGACGTATTTCTTCGGCGTGTCCGGCCTGCAAAACTATGGCCTGCTGAACGACCCGAACCTGTCCGCCGCTATCGTGCCCACCACGAAGACCGCGGGCGGCACGGGCTGGGCGAATGCCACGGCGCAAGAAATCAATTCGGACGTGCAAAAGCTGTACAAGCAATTGCAAACCCAAGCGGGTGGCCTGGTTGAACTCGACACCAAGATGACCTTGGCAATGTCCCCCATTTCGGAAGTCTATTTGACCAAGACGACCGACTTCAATGTCAACGTGCAGGACATTCTGAAAAAGAATTTCCCCAATTTGACCGTGAAGACCGCGCCGGAGTACACCACGGCGTCCGGGGAACTGGTGCAACTGATCGTGGACGAAGTGGAAGGTCAGCGCACGGCCGACACCGCTTTTACCGAAAAGCTCCGCGCCCACCCAATCGTCGTGCAGTCTTCCAGCTTCAAGCAAAAGAAGTCGCAAGGCACCTGGGGCACCGTGATTTTCCGCCCCGCCTTCATTGCCCAAATGTTGGGCGTGTAAGGAATCAGTAAGTAAGCAATCCGGGGGCTTCGGCCCCTGGATTTTAATCGCAAACTAGGAGAGTTTGAAAATGGCAAAAATCGTCGTAGTGGGTTGCAAATTGCCCCACGGTATCATCATTCAGCACCCCATGGACCCGACCAAAAAGGTCGAATTGGCGGGCAAAAACAAAGCCCTGATTGTGGGCGCGGACTACGCCACAACCGAAGTCGACGGGGACTTTTGGGAACAATGGGCCGCAGTCAATAAAGAATTTTCGGCCGTCAAATCGGGCGCCATTTTTGTCGCCAAAAGTCTGACGGACGCCGCCGCAATTGCTGGCGAATTCAAGGACCGCAAAACCGGCTTTGAGCCCATGCGTACCGACGGCAAAGACGAACGCGCAAGCGGCGTGAAGCCAGCCGACAAGGACTAAGACCATGACCGCCGTAGTATTCGACCCGGTAGCCTTCAAAGCCCGCTATCCCGAATTTTCGGCGGTTGCCAATGCGACCTTGGGGGCCTACTTCACGGAAGCGGGCCTTTACTTGTCCAATGCGAACAATTCGCCCGTGCGGAACCTGACCCGCCGGGCCATCCTTTTGAACATGCTGACCGCCCACGTCGCCTATATCGGCGGCGCTTTGAGCGCGGACGGCATGCCGCGGCCCGTGGGGCGCCTATC